AAAGAAGGGCTTGACCCTTCTCATTATTTCGGTTAGAATTAATGTCAGTGTCTAAGTATTTCAGTATTAATTTTGCTGCACCAGAAATATCCATTACGATTGGAGCTTCATTGATATCATCACTCCCCTCAGTAACGTCACGATACGTCTGGCCCATTGTTTTATATTCTGACATTACTTTAATACCTTTGCTAATTCTTGAACTGTCATAACTTTGATATTACCTTCCTGATCGACAGTACCAAACTTTAGAGTTTTTCCATCAAGTCTTGGCTTAATGCTATACGCAGATAGTCCACCTTTTTTACCTGGAATATTATGGACTGTTCCATCTTTATCCATTCTAGGCTTTTCTCTATGGCTCGGGTTATCGTTACCAAGTGCTTCAGTAACATCTTCCTTAACAACCTTTGAACCATTTTTATTAATGAAATCGAATGATTTATTTTGAGCACCACGGTCACCCCCTCTAGCATATCCATCTAGGTATGCTTGAGCATGAGCTTCGGCGTCTTTAGGTGATTTCCAACCAACTGATCCAAGGTACATCACTTTACCAGTTTTTTTGTTTTTAATTTCAGCCCGATGGCCTCCGAATTTAGACTTTTCTGACCCTACAACATATTCTTCTGGGTCAAGTCTCTCTCTTAATTCTTTAAACTTTTTCATTTTTTACTCCGCGCTAAGGCTTTCATGTTTTCGATCCACTGCTTAGCAATGAAATTCTTAATTGGTTTTTTACTAAATTTTTGTATATCTTTATATGCCATGTTCATAACTTTATCATTAGTTTTGTTGTTATCGACTATCATAAAGTTATTACTTCCAAATAAATTCTGGAATGCACCAATATTTCTTTGTACCGCATTCCACATTTTACTTACGTCTTCGACCGGTAATTTCCGTGGTCTTTTTTCATTTCTATCTAATGCTACTTCTTCTGACGTATTAACAAATATCATATAACAATCATATCCAGATTCTCTTAACACCTTTACCTGTTTTTTAATTTTAGAAAGGTCTTTACCAGTACCATCTAGGACTAATCCTAAACGACCTTGTAGGTATATGCGCATACGAGCCGCAGTAATTTTCTTAGACGCTTGTCTTATTTCTTGGCCTTTCGGGCTATATATCGTCTCAGGGTCAAGTTCAAGATCGGCCTGTTTCATTTTTAATTCAAATATGTCGTCCGAATTAATCACCTTAAATCCGGCAGAAGATGGAATTGCGTTACCTTGAACGTAGGACTTACCCGAACCTGGTCCGCCAGCCATAAAAATGGCTTTAAAGATTGCAGGATCATTAACGCCTTCATTCAACCACTCTTTAAAATTATCCACCGAACTCATGCCCCGCTACTCTTTTCATTTGTTTCTTAAACTCTTCAAAATCAGGCTTATTCTTGTAAAGCTTGATTGATATCTCATTTCTATCTTTACCCTTAATTCTCCACTTAAAGCCTTTTTCTAAGTGTTCTGGCTTTGTAGTCTTTACTACTCTGCGTTCGAAACCTTTTTCCCAAGGTTCGCTTTTACCAGGTCCTTCAGCAAAGTATTGACTAAAAGTTTTCATAATGCTATCCAATAACACCTTTATCAACCATACCTAAGGCATCAAAAATATCCATAACTTGGTCTCTAAGATCTGTATCCAACGCTCTTATAGCACCTTGGAATAATTTATTATTACCAGACCTATATAGCTTTTCGATACGTCTTATGTCTTTCTGATCGCGACCTTTCATTTTATTGCCAAGATCATTTAAACCTTTAACAGCTTTACCAACTTTAGGATCAGCAGCCTCTAATCTTAATTCTTTAAACCTTTTCATTCTATCCTCTTATTTTTGCAGCAAGGTCTTTATCAGCCCCGCCCCATGTACCTTTAGATTTAGTTACAAAACTATTCACTCTTGCATAACCCCATTGCTCAGGAGTAGTGCCAGGACGGTGTCCGCTTTTCCATGCAGCAACGCCTCGGTTATAAACCTGTCTAAGGATACTAAGAGACATACCGGTTGCATCGGCTTTCTTCTTTAAGCCGGCCTCTGAATTTTCACCAAACATATCTGCGTATTTTTTAGTATGTTTAGATGGTTTAGTTTTTGCTCTAGCATCTCCAGGAGCTGGTTTATATGCATCTGGGTCATCATCAGCCATCTTTGCTTGTTTCTTAAACTGGGCATCACGCTTATTTCCAGTAGACTTGGCAAGGCCTTTATGATATGGTTCGTTTGATTTTTCGGCTTCTGTGATTTCTTTTTGAATCTCAAGGAACGACTTGAGTGTAGAAGTTTGTTGGCCAGGAGTTGCATCTATATACGTATTGACTAACTCATCACTACCTTCTTCACCGGCACCAGATTGTTCTTCAAGCTTTTCTACTGCATCTAACCAGAACTTTTTCCTTGTTCCATCTTCGAATTCAACCAATACGTGATTAGTACCACACATAATCACTTCACCATTTTTATTGGTTTCTTTGATTGTGACTAAATCTGATTCAATGAATAGTTTGCCTTCGATATAAGCTTCTCGTTCTTCGGAAGCAGGCGCAAGTTGAATATGTTTACGATGGTTGTATGATTCTTTTAGGCCCATAGCTTTACGTAAAGCATTAAATAATTCTTTTGCTCCGTTGAATCCTTTTGGCATTCCCTTTGCAAATAACTCAAGGTCATTTACAGAAGCTGCAGCCCTCAATTTAGAGGCTGACATTCCGCTTACGTCATCAGAATCAGGGTCACGTTCGCCGGCAGATACTACTTTTACACCACCAATAAAGTTATAAAAGCCGTGTCGGCCTTCAACGTTATTGTACTTATTAAGTAGTTTATCAAACTCAGCGAGTCGGTCTGCACCCACAACCATTTGGGCTTTAGTAAACCCTTGGTCATATAATTTTGTTAGGATATCGAATACTGTACGAACGTCACTATCATTCATGATATTGCGCGCATACTTAGGGAACATTTTACGTAGGTATTTTACCTTTGTTTTAAAATTAAGAGGGTTCTTCTTGGGGTCATTTGATTTTGATGCATATATGCGAAACTGACCACCGCGGGCAGTTTTCTTAACAGTATCAAATAATTTTTCGTGGCCACTAGTTGGTGGATTATATCTACCGAATGTAAATGTAATCTCTTTAGTTTCTTCATTAATATACTGGCCGAATGACTTATATTCCATTATTTTTCCTCACCTTTATTTTTCTTTAGCTTAGCTCTGTCGGCAGCTTTAACTTGGGGGAGAATCTTTCTAGCAATTTTAGAGATTGCGCCTTTTTTCTTAGCGAGTTTTTTCTCGAGGTCTGCGCGAGCAGCGAATGATAGCTCGGCTTTATCCTTGCCCTTAAGGATTTTCTTTGTGAGAATATTGCGGGCTTGTTTGTCAGCCTTTGCTTTGAGTTTTTCTGGAGAGGCAAGTTTCTTTGCGGCTTTCTTTTTACCAAGCGCAATTTTTGCTTTGTTCTTGCGAAACGTTGCTTTCATTTTCATTCGTTGCTGGGCTGTAAGAGCCTCGTTTGTGTCGACCATATTGTCGAATTCTTCGACGGTCTCACACCGAATGTAATCTTTGAATGTAGTATACATCTTATTCTTATCCTTGGGTTCCCATTTAAAGATTAACGACTTGGTGAGTCCCAACCTTTAATAATATCTTTACTGAAGTTGTTGGTAGAGAATTCTAATCTATCAACTAACTTAACAGCGCCACCTTCCATACGATCTATGGCAACAAAACCTTCGTGGTTGGTTACCTTAAATCCAGATTTCGTCTTAACAAACGTATTAATATTATTAAGACTGTTTAGTTTATTTATAATAATTAGCTTCGCATCTACGATAAAATTTTGCAAATCGAACACATTTATTAGATTTTTTTTGTTACTAGCAGAGAAAAATTTAAGAATTTCATCGCGTTCCGCAAATTTCTTTGCTTTACCTTTTTCAGTACTGAGCTTATCGGCTTTTTTCATGTATCGGAGGTTAACATAATCAACTAATCCATCTACATGCTTCTTAGTATTAGTAATACGCTCGTTCGCTCTTACTTTAGTATTATTATATGTGTTGATAATAATATTCAACTCTTTATTTGATTCAATTTCTTTGAGAGTCGAACCAGAAATCTTATTAAAGACTTTACCTGCATCGGACAAATGTTTTGTACATTCCAAAGTCTCTGCTTTAGTCATTGTGGCAGATCCTGATATATCAGGAAGGGTAGCATCTTGCATCCATACTTTAGAGCTTGATTTAAGCTTAGGTACAATCTCTTTACCAAAAGAAGCTTTCATTGTTTCAAACGTAGCACCTTCGTATGTTGTATGCCACACCACACCAAGAGACGCTTTCTTAATTTGTTTTTCTAATGGAGTGCCTACAGGAATAGCATAAGCAATTGTGTTCGGATGAAACACTGTCATCTTTTGTCCGTCGATAGTATCGCTTTTTAAGTCGCCCTTGGTGAACATAATGTCACCTTGAATAACGTTTGTAATGCCGAGGTCTTTTAATGTATCAAATGCTACTTTAAGTTTTGTGTTTAAGTCTCCACTTGTATCAGCATCAATATCATCATGATTTTTGTATACCTTAGGGTCTGCATTAAAGATACCTTTTTTCGCAACAAAGAATTGTCCATCTGATGGGTCTTTGCCTGCGAACACTGCAGGTGCGCCATCCCATTTTACTGTTACGTCGACTTTAGATTTAGAATTACCGGCTAACATATCACGCAGAGACCGAAGTGCAAGAATGGCTTGCCGTGCACCTTTTACTCCGCCATCAAGGACTAAGTCCTCAATATGTGTCATGTGAGTATTCTTATTAGCCGCCTCAGACAAGTAAGATTTGAATTGTAACATTATTCGTACACCTTTACGTATGAACTAGAATCTTCTGACTTAGACCCAGCGTAGTTAATTATCTTTGTAATAAAACGATTTGCTTTAGTACCAGTATTTATATCGATTGCATGACATAGGTATAACGCACCAAGTTTTGCAGATACCCATCCAGCATCTTTTGTTGCTAGGTTTGTATCAAAGTCTTCTCGGCCTTCGTTCTTGTAAAAATGGTTATACAATTTCCACATTATTTCAATCGAGCGTTTATCTTTCTTTTTAGCAATCTTATTAGAAAGGTCTTTAATCGATTTATGCTCTGGAATACCTTTTCTGAATACTTGCTTTGAAGCATCTACAATCATTCCCCAACCAGCACCACCGCCTCGGGCTGTTTTACCTTTAATCTCAACTTTATTTGTACCTTGATACGAGTTGTCTTTAATATTCATTGTTCCAACGTCGTATATAATACTACCACCTTTTGAGGACCAGAAATCGCCTCTGGTTTCACCCTGAAGTAATACTTTTTTCAACTTATGATCGTCAACATCAGGTGGAGTTTGTATATTATATTCTTTGGATTTTGCTTTTTTCTTTACTAACTTTAATGATATACCAACAAGGCGCTTATCCTTGAATAACTCAAGAATAGATTTATTTAGTGAACGGACTGAATCAGTTTTAATTTCAGAGATTTTAAAATCATTTGCAACTGCCCAGATATCACCTGGATTCCATTTATCATCGCTGAATTTGGAGAAGCCATTGGCTTTAAATGCTTTATTCTTTGTAAGGTACACTGCAATCATGGTTTTAGAACCACGGTGAAACTTCATGTTTTTATTGACGTATCCTTCTTTAATGATATGTTGGGCAGAAAGATACGATGAAGCGAACCACTTATCATCTACGGATAGTATTTCATCTATTGTAGCATCTACATCTACTTTTTTATATGCCGCTTTAAGAATATTATCGTCTTGGAAGAACTCCATAGACTGTGTACCATAGTCTAGCATGGCTTGAAGTACAACGCATTGGTGTGATTCGGTCAATTTAGTATTGAGTGTACCGCCTCCAGCACCACCCATTGCACCGCCAAATACCTTACCTTTACCTAGGTCATTCGTTGTAATGAATTTGTCGTTATCGCCTTTAAGAGCAATTGGAGTTTTTTCGTTCCAATTCTTAATTTGTTCTAATGCTGATTCTACGTCAACGACGACGAATGTACCGCCGTTCGCCAACTCTAATGGTTTACCGTCTTTGATGAGACGTGCGAGAATATCTAATCGGGCTTCTCCAGTCTTTCCATTTGGTTTTACTAACTGTGCTGGAGTGAGTCTAATCAAGCCTTCAGTTAGCGTTATTAACGCTGTGTCATAATCTACAAAGCTTTTAAACATCATACTTATCCCTCGAATTTATTCTACTGTTACTACTATTTATACTTTTCTATCTCCCGATGTTACATTCCCGTTACAATCAACATTAATATATTTTTGTTTTGCAAGAAGGTCTATCATATCTTCAGCACCGTCACGCTTACCACATCGATACGCGTATGCGGAATAAAAATATCCAAAAACGCCTACGGCACATATTGTAAAATATTGAAAAGGTTCCATTATCATTTACCTTTCGTAGATGTATACATCAACACGTTCCGCATACTTTAATGGGAGTGATTGGTCAAATGCCCAAGACTTTCGTCCTGCCGCCAAAGCAGGTTTTGAACGAGGACCACGTCCTTGCAGTTTAACATAGTATCGAGGACTACGTCTGAACGTCGCAATGTACTCATCATTATCTGGATTATGCTTGGCACTTGCTAGCGCGAACTTATCTTTCTGCACTGCAATTTTGTTTACGGCTTTCACCGCATCACGAATTGTTTCGATTTCTAGCATTCCGCCTGCATCGGCATAATCGTATGTTCCAATGTAACT